GCATAACGCTTTTTAGTAATGAACAAACCAGTACGTGCTACAATTTCTCGTCCACCACGGATAACTGATCCCATGTCTCGTGGACAATGAAAAGCCTGTTCCATAAATCCTGGAAAACTATCATTAACTTGATCGGCTATGGAGTTGTACAATGCAATACAAGTCTCTGCAGACCACTCCATTCTCCCATCTTCAACTTCGGCTTGTATCATGGGCCAAGCCGAGAAGTAACAAGAGTCTGTATCACCGTAGATGATACTTTTGCCACTGTGATCATATTCGCCTGTGATGCATTCATTCACATAAGCATCCATGTGCTTGGCAATTGTACGACCCACAAGGGTAGTTGATTGTCCAATACGTTTGTCAAAAAATCTACAGCCCGAATTCAAGATAGCACCATACAAACTGTTCAAGTTAATCTTCTTGACCAGTTGACGTTTGTCCCAGTATTCAAACTGCACATCGTCTCGGCCTTCGAACTCTCGTGCTTTCTTCTGCATCTCTTTACGTTCAGCATACCAGCGTTTGAGCAAGCCCGGTATTACACCTTCTTTTTCATAAGTGAAGATAGTACCATTGGCACTGAGAATCCAAGGTTGATTGGAATCAAACAGCATCTTCCAAATTTCAGACGCTGAGTGAACAGATTCCTCACCGTCTTGCCAGTCTATTGTGATCTCTGTTCCACGTTGCTGTTCCATCACGGCTGTGTATTCAAGACTGGCAAACAATCCTTCCCATGCAGCAGCAAAGCTATCGCCTTGCGCTATCTTGGTCCGGATTAGATTATCAGTTAATACAGGACGGAGTTGACCAACAATGGTTTCTGGACCCATGTTAAGGGCCCGAATAGCACTGGGATAGAGCGAGTTGATGTCAATACTACCAATCCAGTTGTGGATTCCTTTTTTGGGGTAAGCAACATAGGCACCTGCGGCTTGCGTTTCTTCATCTGTGAATCTTTCTTTACGGTTAGGAACTACCATACCACGTTCGTGAGCTTCAATAATAATAGCTTGCTCAGTCACAGCCACTGCACCCATTGTGGTTTGCAGTAACACAGTATTCTCATGTGCCAGGGTATTGGCCAAGCTAAGAAATTTTAATTTTTTATCCAGCTTACCAATCAGCATTGTGTCCTGGCGATTGTAATCAATAAAGATCTTGAAGTTTTGGTTGTACAACTGATCCAGTGTGCCTTCAAATGCAGTCTTGCGACCAATTTCTTCGTATTCGCCAATGGCGTCTAGTGCATAGCTATGACGCTCTTCATAAGTGTACTTGCGATACAATTGCATATAGTCCATATGCACTCGCCCTACCAAATCATAAGTTTGATTCTCTGCACCAAATCGTTCAAACATACGTGGCTTAGGAAACTGGTTCCACAAACACATACGTCTAGTGTCATCTTTGCTGAGCACTCTGGTAATGCGATTCACTGTGTAAGGAATGTCGTAACCTTCTGAATTCCATCCAGTAAGAATGTCTGCATCTTCAATCAGATCCAAGAAGGTGTTCAACATGTCTGCTTCTTTTTCAAACATAAAGCAGTTGTCAAACTCTGCTGCAATCTCTCTTGCAGTTGCCATGCTCATGTGGCGCGGGGGTACAGCCAGAGTCACAATCTGATCCAACCAATCCATGTATACTGAAATAGCAGTGATTGGATTGAACGGATCAGTCACTGGTGAGAAACCACGTTCAGGATCAAAGTCTACCTCAATGTCATAAAATGCTGTGTGTAACTTTGGTCCATCTTGGCCTTTGTAGTTGTCCTCAAGACAACGAAAGATAGGATTGATGTCTGACTCGTAGATTTTCTTAGAGGAGTGCATACGCACTTCCTTGCGGAACTCCTTGTTGTTGCGCGAGGAAAATCTACTTACAGGCGTGTCGTATATGCTGCGAAACTTGCCTCGTGGGTCGTCATAGTAAAGCACATAGTTGGCTGGGTACTCTTGGTATACCCGTCGCCCATCTTGGCGTTCAACAACGTGAATTCGATCGTGTGCTCGATCATAAAGTGCGTCAACGTAACTCATTTATCTCCAATTATGGCTGGTCGGCCGTGATTCATGTTCGTAAAGTGACTAAAAATCTCATAACTATCATCTAATAGGTCAAGTTGTGTGATTGACCAACCGCGTTCTAGTGAAAATGCATTTGAAAACGTACTGCTGGCATTTTTATTTATAGGCAGATAAGCAATTTTTTCATAGACCCTTACTTCCACGTTTAGAATCCTTTTTGTAGAAGTAATTTTATCAGTACTGCGTTATCAATTATGATTTGTTTTATCATATTTAAATTTTGATAGAATATTTTTTATTGTAATCGCCGACTGTTTTAGTATACAACATGAGATCGTATTCTAAAAAATTTTTCACAAGTTTTTGATAATTTTTATAATATTTTTCTTTGAGTTTAGTAACGTGATTTCTAATTTTAAAATTCGAAGACACGTTTAATCTATCTTCTAGAGTGATTTTTAAATCAATTCCTTGTTCTTGAAAAAATAAATTGGTTAAATCATCGCCATTGAGTTCTTCGGGCAGTTGAGGGAATTGATTCCATTTTGTAATTTTAGCATCAAGCGGAATCCAATGTATTGGCAAATACCACAGTGGTCCGAGCATCATGATTAAACTGTAAGTGTGCTCGTCAAACACCCCACTGACTAATAATTTTTCAATTTTTTCTTCTTGAATGTCAATAGCATTGTTTCGAACATACTGTTCAACTCCGCGAGTGTGTCGATAATGAGGTTCAGTCAAGTGGCCCCATAATATCATCTGGTCAAGATTCAAATTGTTTTCAAACAAATTAATTTCTTGCCAGCCGTGCCGTTTTAGAAATTCTGAATAGGTCATGCATCCATTTTTTGCACATTTGATATAGACCCATTTATCCTTGACAAATCCTAACATTTATATTCTTTGTAACAATAGTTTTATTAGCCCTGCGCTGTCAATTATACTTAATATCAAGTAGTTGCCCAGGATTCCAAAGCTACCACGTGTGTATGAGCACCAGGCCATGATCAAGCAGCCGGCAATGAAAGCACAATACAATGGTATGAATGGCAGATCGGGCACAGTGATAGCATAGGTCAAGCTACATCCTAATGATATTGCCCACCCTAACATTTCCAAACAGAATCGTAGAGGATGTGCTCGAAAATCAGCCTGCACATACTGTACTACACTGCTGCGCCAGTCTGCAAATGACTGACTCAAAGGGTTTTGCCTACAGTTTCCAGGATGGTTTCTAGTAATTCGTGATCTTGCTTGGCTCGACCAAACTCAGCTTTGTGTGCCAGTTTGATGGCTCGTTTTAGCACGCCTGGTTTAATTTCCAATTCTTCGGCAATGGCTTTGATGGTATCATTGAGACCACCGGTGAGTGTTTCGATCTCTTGCGTGACTTGCATGCCTTCGTTGATGATTTGGATCAGCTTGATCTTTTGATCGCCGTTGAATGTTTTCTGATTGTCCATTGAGTTCTCCAGTAAAAATACATTATAGCTGAGTTAACCAATAAGTTCAAGAGTTTCGGCTAACTTTCTTCGCATTCGTGTTTCATACCAGGAATAAATTGTTCGCATCACCAATATGTTTTTTTCAAATCTTGTTTGACACTGTTGCCACAATTGTTTGGCATAATCAGGATCAGTGAGCAATCGACGATTGGATTCAATAGCAGTAACTATGCGATCAAATGGATTGGCAATAGAATCATAGCTGTGATCAATCACATCATCAAACACATCTAGTCCCAGTTCTCGCAAATGTGCCACAGCACCGCAACCATTGAGAATGATTGGAAAATTACAACCATAAAAGCTATGCGCAGTTTTTTCAGTTATAAAAAAAGAAGGCGCTGAAAATTGAGATTCGCTTACAATTTCTACAAAACTATTTCGATACATGCTTCTTAATTTATTTTCAAAATTTCCTATGTTATGATTGTGCCCGGCTTTATATATTTCATAATTGTCGTGTACTATCCCATCACCTTGTTTTAGATGATCAAAACCAGCAAGTATTTTTTCTCTTATATCATTGTGTTCGGGCCCAAACTCCCAATCCACAATATCCAACAATACATCCGGGTTACCTTTTGGATTTTTTAAATAAGATATGATGCCATGATCGGCATATCCTGCTCCAAATAGATAACTTAATGTAATTAATCTGTGTGGTCTAACCTGTCTATTTAAACAAATAAAGGTACGTGTGCTATCAAAATTCTTGTCAAG